ATAATCCTCCATATCTAATTCAAAATTCATGGGTTCCTCGGATCAATTCCTAAATCGTTTAAATATTCTATCCACCAGTCTTGGTCCTTTATATATCTCCAATTGGGAACTTCCTGACCACGTTCTATAACATAATATTCATAGAGAGCATCATCGATAGTCTGTGCGATCTGTAAATTCCTCTTCCTCTTCATCAACGTCTGCATATGCATTGTCCACGAAGGGTCCTCGTTTTCGTAGAGGTTCTTTTCCGACATAAGAGTTTTCGGTGTTAACTGCAGATACCCAAACCGCAAGTTTCATTACTATAAAAATGATAACCAGTGGTGTGAAGCAACCGATTAAAATTACTGGATTCATAATTCATTAAATTGATAGTCTAAAATCATTCGGTATAGAGAATTTCTCACATACCATAAGTGTTCTTGTTCTTCTGCTGGTCTAGCAGGTGATCCTTCCCACATTTCCAGTCTTTTTATGACACAGTGATGTAATAGACGCACATCTTCTATTGTTAAATCTACTGTGTAGTCTGGTTCCCTATTCATTTTTTTGCGGAAAGATTCTTAGTGCTGCTGCCTATATTTATGTACATAAAAGATCAATTTTTAACCATGGTAATAGTGGTGGAATTATTCCAATGAGTCTAAGAAGACCCTCAGCAAAAAGTGCGAGAACAACCCAACCAACACACATACTGATAATTCCAGCATTACGATTATGTTTTCGTATGGCATCATCAATCATCTCCTTCACTTGTTCCTCAGTCATAATTTATGATCATTAAAAGGTTCCCAATGTTGCCATCCGTATTTATGGACTAGGTGCATTCCTATAATTGGTACAAAGACAAGACACCATGCCAGTAGTCCTAACCCATATGGGTTGTTTAATACTGTACCGCAAAATCTAGCAAACTGTAACATCATTCTTGTAAAACCGATAAGGTGAATAAAAATACTCCAAATACACAGTAGAGTGTAATGATTAATAATTCAGATTGGATATGCATATTCCAAACCCCATGTAATACTTGCTACTATGCAGCACAATAAAAGTAATCCAGAAAAAATGGCATGGTTCATTTGACTTATTCGATTTTATTTTTCCAGAGTTCTAAGAAATAACGATCTACTTTATATAAATCTGCTCTGCTTGGTGGTTGTTGTTCAACATCTTTAGACCAATCATTACAAAGTGCTCTCATTTCAGGAATAATACCATCAGGTCTATACATTCTACCAAAGGCAGACATAGCAAACGCATACCTCATTCTAATGCGCTGTTCCATTTCCTGAATAGGCGTCGGTTTCATAATAGTTATTTTCACCTCTTCTGTACCCGAAATATGTGGTGGCACATATGAATGGTAGTGATCCGAAAAGTAGGACATGTGCTAAAGTCATTACAATTTTTCCTCGTATATTTTAATTAAATTAATTACTTGTTTTCTGTCAGATCCACATGGAGCATTCCTTAAACATCGAAGAATCAATTCATTATCACTAATGGAAGGTTTAATCGTAAACCCCCACTTATCAACTTCACCTTCTACAGGTGCTTCGCATGGATCGAATTCATGTGGCATTAGATAGCATTACCTGGTGATAGTGATTGGAAAATTTTAGAACATGCATTGATAGCATGGGTTGCTCCATATACTCCAGAGAAGATATATGAGATACCCAATTTACTGCAATACTTTTCTAGTTCCTGACATTTTGTTATGTCACTGGTACTATGATCAATAATAATATCACCCTCCTCAAGTAATGGCAGCAACTCATCTAGAGTATCTTCTGCCTTTTGCTCTGGGAGTGTAATCTGAAAGATGCCAGGGATTCTTCCTGCACTAGTGAACTTCTTACCATCAGACTTAACTGCTTGGACAAGATACTCTAGTGATGTCACACATCCACTAATATATCCTGCTTCATATTGTCCACAAGCATTCTCATAGTTACTACTATAACCCCAGACTTCAATTCCCTTTGCAATCATACGACGGGACATACCTTCACCAGTACGACCCAAACCAATCAATCCGACTTTCATTTAATTAACTCAATTTACGTGTACAACGCCAGTCATACCTGCTCCCTGATGAGGACCACAGAAGAAGTTATAGTCTCCTGCATCAGCAAATACAACGTCTTGTGATTCTCCAGGAGCAAACAATAGTGATTCTCTGGAAAGATCTGGACGTGCCTCTACAATAATATTATGTGGAGGTAGTGATTCATTGATAAAGTGAATCGTGTCACCTGCTGAGATTGTAATCTCGTTAGGTTCAAATGCTAGGTTGCCATTGGCACCCATTTTAACATCTACTGCCCAGACAGGAAGCGCAAAAAATAGTGTAGCCAAAACTGCAAAAAAGAATTTCATATTTCTCTTGCGACTACACTATCTATAGGAGATTATGTCTTATAAATCAACCATTTGTTTGAACTTCCTAACTTAGGAGGTCAACCAATTTGTTTATCTTTCTTCTCCACTGTAGGTGCTTGTTTTGGTTCATCATCTTCCTTCTTTTTCTTAGAAGGCATCACTCCGAAGGTAGCTAATGTACCAGTAAAAACGGAAGCAATAAAAGTTGGGTCGATATTTTTCTGAGGAACACCAGGAACAGTTACATAATTAAGGGTCAGAATTGCTGCTGACCAACCAAGTATGATAACTCGGACGAGAGTTGATACACCCTCATCCGCCCACTCAAATTTATTTTCCTTTTTGGTTTCCTCTTTCTTCTTAGGATTTGACTCCATGGATTAAAGAGCAAGGCACTTTTATTTATTTAATAAAACCGTTCTCTTCCAACCATTCACGAGTCATTGGGGTAGGATCATAGTCCGTCCACATTGTGCCACGAGCACAGGACTCAAGTGCATCCTGAGTCATACCTGCAGTTTTACCTGCCCAGGTTGCTTCCTTCTCCCAAGGTTGTGCTGAAGGTGGATATGTACGTTCTACAATCTCTTGCCACAATGCTGGTACTTCCTCTGCAGGTTTGATGATAGCAATCATACTATTATCAATCGTGCCTGCCATGCAGTCTTGTGCAGCGTGCCATCCTTCATGACGCATTACACTCATCAATACTCCAGGACGACCCATAAATCTTTTGTTCAAAAAGAAGTTATTAGAAACAGTGTGATACACTCCTCGGTGTCCTACTGGAAAATACTTCTCTGGTGCTAGAAACACTTTAACTCCGATTGTGTTAAGGGAAACGAGCATTGAGTTGAACTCAAGAGCAACAGGAGTAAAAGACTCAGTATTAGGATACTGACTAGAAACATCAAGGAGGTTATTGATTTCTTTGACTCCATCAGTACACTCCCCCAGTAGCATACAACCCATCGCATCCATACTGTAATAACCTTGTGTCAGGTTTTCTTCAGCCCGAACTGGAGTCGTCCCTAATAGGCAAGTACCAATTAGGATTGAGCTCAAGGCACTTTTCAAGTTTGTAAACTTTTTCATCATGTGTCTCCTTCAAATAAGTTTGGAATTTTTCTTCGATATTGTTTGTGTTTGTATTACCTTGACTTACCCAGTCATGACAAAATTCATACACTGCACGGCAGTGGTCTTCTAAATGGTGACTTAGAGCACGAAATACTGCAGCACGTAATTGCATACGGTCATCAGCATATCTCCAGTCTTTTGGGAACTCAGACATAGTAAAGAGTTATCTTTGATTAGTATATATCGCCGTCCTTAGTAATCAAGTATTCTTTTTCTTGTTTTAAGATTTCAATTTCAGATTCTAATTTAGCATACTTTACCAAGATTTTAAAATGCTCTGATTCCAGATTAGCAATTCGGTGTTTAAGCAATTCGACTTGATCCAAAATTTCTTTCTTTTTCATTAGTAATCCATGTTCCCACCATAACTGATGCAAGTCTTTTTGTTTTCTGCTGATGATCTACACCACTGCCTCACATATGCATCTGCATCTTTGGTCATTGAGAAGTGTGCATGGTTATGGAGCATCCCTATTGTGATGAGCACACCGATAGTGATCAGATTGTAATGAACTGCTGGATGAGTGATCATCTTTATAAAATAATCTTTCATAAAAAAAGGGGAGTGCCATGGCATCCCCAGTATAACATCTAGATGTTTATGTGTTTATCAGAAGGAGTACTTAAGACCCACTTTAGCACCATATCCACGGTCAATGTCAGCATCGCCAGATCCGACGAATGAGACTTCACCATATGCACCAAGTGCATCAGATACAGCAACACCAAGACCTGCCTTACCAGAAGGAACAGTGTCACTCTCAGCACCATCAGGAGAAACCAAGGTAGCACCACCTTGAACGTAGTATGATGCAGACTCACCTAGTGCGCCTTCATAACCAACGTGAAGGTCAGTTGCGGTTCCAGAGTAGTCCGATCCCGTCCAACCAGCATTTGCTTCCACGTTGACGTAGGGACCTGCAAGGGCAGCACCTGCAGAGACAGAGAGAGCAGCAGTTGCTGCGAATACAGATTTGATGATCATTTTGTTTAATACCTTTTTTACTTGTGGAATTTACCCACAGATGATAGCAGACTCGACGTGTCTGCGTTTGTTACAGTTCGTAAAGCACGTGCCTCACGAATGTTTATTTATACTATCAGATTCTTTTGATCTTGTCAAGCAAGGATAAGTTTCTTAGTATAGTCATATGCATACAATTCCCTGTTGCCTTTGATGCCCCATCCCAACCACGTATATGCAGGTCGCATATAATAAGAAATGGTTTGATCATGCCCTTCAAATACAGGAAGAACACGTTGGAAGATAGGTTCGTTAATCATCCATCGAGTCTGACCTTCCAGACTACTAGGATCACAGATATACTTGGCACAGAAGTTTCCAAGACCTTTGTAACGACCGATAGAAGTCCATTGGATCAAACCATACCCACCAACCTTACATTCAGTGTAAGAGATGCGAGAACCACCCTCACAGATGTTGGGAATAAACTTACTCTCCTGTTTGATATTACCCATGATCGTAGCAAGAGCATTGCGATCAGTAATTTTAGTATGCTTTTGTAGTTCTTCTAAAACATACTGCTCCTCTACAGTACAGTCATCACACTTCCAGGTGAGATCATACTCTATTGTAGCATTCTCTACTGGTGGTGGAGCATCAATCTGATTAATAGAAGGATATGCACAACCCGTAGATGGAATAATAGTTGCTAAAGCAATTGGTAATACTTTGTTAAACATTAGATTCATTGAAAACAACATCCGTCACAGAAGGTTTAGACCTCACACAGCAAAAGGGACCACTTTTGACGGTGGTCCCTAAGAATAGCACAGTATTCAGTTTTCGTCAACAGTGAGTTAGGTTAGGAACAAATCTCTTTCAATTGCTTCCAATTCATTAAGTTCGTCCTGAGAACCTTCATCTTCTGGATGAACACTTCTAGGAACTTCCTTCAAGTAATCAAGGATCCTTGATGGTTTTGTAATTTCATACGGATCTGATGTGCAGTTATCAGATTGACCATCTTCACTAAAGATAACTTCAAACTGATCAGAATCGATAATTGAAGAATATCTCCATGATCTAACACCTAGACCGACATTTGACTTAAAGACATTCTTACCAATTTGTCTGCTGAAGAACCCATTACCATCAGGTAGGAACTTAACCTTTTGAACACCGAGACTTTCTCTCCATGCATTCATAACAAATGGATCATTCATACTAAGACAATATACTTCGTCTACACCAGCAGCAATGAGATCATCATATGCTGCTTCGTAGTCGGGAACTTGATTATTACTACAGGTAGGTGTAAAAGCACCTGGAAGGGCAAACAGAACAACCCTTTTATCCCTGAAGAGATCTCTCGTAGTTCTCTCTACATATTCTCCATCTTCATGAAATATAAACCGTGCCAAAGGAAGAGCAAGTCCAGTGTCTACAATGGCATGATTTTCTAAGTCTGTTTTTTTCTGTCTCCAAGTTGGCATGATTTCTAAAGCACAGTTCTAAACATATCTATATTTATATCACCAAATACCTGGGATGATCTGTCCTGTAGATGCATAAGCACCCATTGC